TATAGCATACCTATAAACCAAGAAGAAAAAAATGCATTAGATAAAGAAACACCTACATCATTTTACTATAATGGCAAACTAACAAACTACGATGTTTTAAGTGATAATGAAGATGTAAGACAAGAATCTATTCAGTTCTATACAAGCTTGGCTTTATCTAATGGTCATGTGCCAAATGACTTAAAAGATTTATTTACTAATGTGCAAGAAATAACAGATGACGCTGTATTTTCTAAATTAAAACAAGCTTACTTTAGTTTAAAAAAAGAGTTTTATAAAAAGTACGAAAACCAAAGTCCTGAAAGTAAATGGGAAGTATTTGCAAGCAAAGATAGAAATAATCTTAATATTGACATATTGGATTCTACTGAAGGTTATGCAAATGCTAATGAATTTAGAGCTTCTTATAATAATGTATCAGCAAAAAGAAACTTAAGTGAGATTTTCCCTAATTTGAGTGAAGAAGGATTATCTGACAATGCTATTGTTACTAATGAACTGCACTCTGTTCTAGAAAAATCAGATAACTTTTTTTGGCAAGATTGGTTTACGTCTGACATAGATGGTAACGAAACTGAAAACAATGTTGTAAGAGCATGGATAGATCAAAATGGTGGTGACTTTACAACAGCCGTTATAAGTGATCCTGGAATACTTAATCAAATTATAAGAGGTGTTAAATACAGAGTTGCTAGTAAAAAGGTAAATATGAATCTACCAGAGAAAGCTTTACGATCAGCAGTTAAAAGTGAATTTTATAATATGACTGGTCAGTTAAGTTTGCACACTGATAATTATGGAGTAGTTCATTTAATAAAAGGTAATAGTGCCGTTAGAGAAGCACAGTTACTTATACCTAAAGATGCTTACACAATTACAAAAGAAGATTTAATTGAAGACGTAAAAAGTCAATATAACAAAAGCTTTGGTGGTGGAAGTCAAAATACTTATATTCAAGAAGCTATAGAAAACGGCAAAATATTATTTTTACCTAATAATGAAAATGTTGGTCAGAAGACATTTAGAGTAATAGTTGAAGCAGAAGACGGAACTACAGAAACACTAGCAAATCATTACAGATGGCAATGGGAAGATTCACAAGTTAATGCTGACTATAAAGATGCATTACAAAAAATATCTAATGGTGGGGTTAGAAAATTATTAAGTAGCTTCAATTTTATGAGCAGAAATAATTTAGATGCCGTTATGAGTACAATAAAAAGTAATAGAGAGTCTGCTGATACTTGGATAGGTATAATTAATAAATATAACAGTTTGGCTTTTGGTGTAAATAATATGACCACCTCTCCTAACAATATCTTGCCAATTATAAATTATGTAAAATCTGACGCAGGAAAAAAAGAGTTAGAAGATTACTTTGATGATAAAAGATTTTTAAGGTTTGATCTCAGATGATTAAAACACCTGCTTACCAAGACAGTATGAGAAAAATAAATGAGAGCATGTACAATACACAAAATATGTATATGGCATCTCCTGAAGACGTTTACAAAGAACCATTAGCACCTAATGAAGAATATAGTTTTTCTGAATCTTTTAAGGCAGGGTTTAGACAATATAGTCCAATACCATCTATTGCACGTATGATTGAAAATACGGAGTTTGATGACGACCCTACTTACGATCCTTTGAGAGACAAACAAATACCAGAAGGTTATGAGTGGAGATTTCTAAATAGCTCTAGTGAAAATGAAACATCTGTTAGATTACAAAGGCTTGAAGCTGATTTAAAAGACTTGGATATTGTGGAAAATGGTAATCTTTTTGCAACTGGTTTAGGTGGTTTAATATCACCATTAATAGTTGCACCAGTCGGCACATTTAAAACATTAACCAGTCAAAGTTTTTTAAAAAGATTTCTTGGAAGTACTGCTTTAACGACTGCATTATATGCACCTGAAGAATTGTTAATAGCTACACAAAATGAAGGTAGAAGTGAACTTGCACATACACTTATACCATTAGTAGGAGCTGGTCTTATTGGTGGAGCAGTTGGAGGTTTGTTTGGTAGACGAATAGCTAAAAATATGTACCCAGCTAGTGACTTTGCAGAAGAAGGCGAAGAAGGAATATTTAGAAGTGCTGGTGCAATGGTAAACCCAAATAGCCCTGCTGTATTGAAACAAACTCTTAACGGAGAAGCCCTAGCAGAAACTGGTATAGCTTTAGAAAAACTAAAATGGAATCCCGTTACTAGATTAAGCCAAAGTGTAAACCTTACTGCTAGAAAACTGTCAGCACAACTTGTTGATATGGGTGGCATGATCCAAAAGAAAGTAAGAGGAGGTTCTGTTGCTGGAGAATCTATGGATCAATCTGTAGAAACAAACTTCAGAAGCACATACTTAACTTTACTTATGGACGGCATAAGAGCCACAGATGAAGCTTATCTATCATTCAGAGGTATAGTTGCCAAGCAAGGAGATATTGGAAGATCAATACAAATGCTTGGACAAAAAAGTGCTGATATAATTAAACGTAGCAAAACACTTTCAGAAGTTGGCTTTCGTGAAAGGGTTGCTAAAGCTATGAGAAATGGTGATGCAGACAAGATTATTGATGATGCAACTCCATATGTAAATCAAGCTGCAAAAGCATATAGACAAGTATTTGAAACAATTAAGAAAAATGCAAATGATGTGAAGTTATTTGAACGTGACATACAAAAAGCAATAGCTGGTTTAAAAAAACAAGTTGCAGAAGGTGTAGAAGGAGCTACTGAACTATTAGCAAAAGCAGAAGCTAGATTAATTGAATTAAGACAAGGTGGTGTTTTACTCAATACTGCATTGGGATATGTTCCTAAAGTAGCTAGAATTGATAAAATTATGGCTAATGAATCAAAATTTATTAACAAAGTTAGTCAATGGTATCAGCAAACTGAAGGTGTATCAAAAGCCAAAGGCGATGAGTTTGCAATCAATGTGATGATGGATTACACCAAGAGTAAGCCTTTTTTTAATNTAGACGAAGGAACTTCACAAATAGATTGGATTACCCAGGCAAGTGGTACAAAATCTAGAAAGTATGAGATACCCGATGAATTGATAGAAGAATTTTTAGAGAATGATATAGAAGTTCTTGCAAGACACCACACAAAAACTATGGGTATGGATATTGAAATCACAAGGCGATTTGGCGATATATCTATGTCTAAAGTTATTCAACAAATAACAGAAGAATTTGACGAATTAATTAAAAAAGCCCCCACTACTGCTGAGAGGCAAAAGCTAAAGCAAAACCTAGCAGATGATTTAAGAGATGTAAGGGGTTTAAGGGATAGACTAAGAGGAACATACGGAGCTTCTAAAGACCCACATAATATGAGTAGTCGATTTGTCAGACAGATGAAATCATTTAATGTTCTTGTTGGAATGGGTGGAGCAGCAGTTAGTTCGATACCTGATATTATAAGACCTGTTATGACTGAAGGATTAAAAAATGTTTATGATCATGGTCTCAGGCATATGTTTAAAAATCAAAAAACATTATTTAAGAAAATGCAATCTAGAGAAATTAGACAAGCTGGCATTGCAGTAGACGCAACATTAGGTTTGCGTGCAAATTCATTTTCAGATATTGGCGATTTGTTTGGCAGTCGTTTTGCTATGGAAAGAGCTTTAAACCAAACAACTGGTATTTTCTTTATAATGAATGGTTTGAACTATTGGAACCAAACTATAAAAGAATTTACTGGTAATATAATAAGTCTTCGTATGACAAGTGCTATTATGTCAAATTGGGCTACTCTTAGTAAAGCTGATAGACGTAAATTATTAGCAAATGGTATTGATGAGTTTGATCATGCAAGAATGCAGGAACTTATTAAGAAAAATGGTCAGAAAGAAGACGGAGAATGGTTAGCCAACACAGATGCTTGGGCTGATAATAATATGGTTAGAAAGTTTCGTAATGCATTAAATCAATCAGTAGATAGAACCATCATAACCCCAGGAGCTGGTGACAGAGCTTTATGGACATCGACAGAATTTGGTTCCCTGATTACTCAGTTTAAAGGTTATGGACAAGGCTCTATGGTTAGACTTCTTACGTCAGGTCTTCAGGAAAAAGATGCATCGTTTTGGCAAGGTGCTTTTTTGCTTGTAGGTTTAGCCTCAATAGTAAATGAAGCCAAAAAAGTTCAATATGGAATAGATAAAGAACAATCATATTCTGAACTGTTAGTTGATGCAGTTGATAGAAGTGGTGCATTAGGTTGGTTTACAGACATTAACAATAGTTTAGAAAAGCTATCTGATTACAGATTAGGTGTAAGACCAATGATGGGTAAAAAACAAGGTTATCTACCTTTTGGTGCAAAGATGGGTGCAATATTTGGTCCTGCAGCAAGTAACATTACAACGGCAAGTGGTGTTGCTACCGATGTAATAACTGGAGAAGCTGACGACAAAACTTTAAGAAGTGCAAGATTTATAACTCCTACTGGCAATCTCCCTTACCTTGATCCAATATGGGACGAGATAATGGCTGCAAAGTGATGTGAATTAACAAGAAGGTGCAATATGAGTAAAGGTATATATTATGGCTACTATTTCTATTGCAGACAACGATGCACGAATACAACACGATATAGGCTCTAGTGGTAACACTGCTGGAGTTACACCCTTCCCTATTGATTTTCCATTTTTTAATCTTGATGATATTGATGTAACCATTACAAATAGTTCAGGTGTTGATACTGTTATATCTAGAGGAACAGGAGCAAACACTTTTTCTGTATCAGGCACTGCCGTAGATGATGGTTTCTCTGGTGGTAATGTAATATTAAATACTCAATATACTAGTTCCACAGTTACAATATCTAGAGATATAGAAATATCACGAACAAGTGACTTTGCTACATCGGGACCTTTTAACATATCAAGTTTAAATACTGATTTAGATAAAATCTATGCAGTCATGCAACAACTTGAAACTAACAATGCAAGAGCATTAAGTCTGCCAACTACTGATACGTTAACGTCAATAACATTACCAACAAACACATCTCGTAGAGGTAAGTATTTGGCTTTTAATGCCTCAACTGGTGATGCTGAAGTTGGTGGTAGTGTAGCTGATACGGGTACAGTTGCAACAATATCAGCTAATATTACTACAGTAGCAAGTATACAAGCTGACGTTACAACAGTTGCTCATCTACAAGATGGTACAACGGCAACAAATGCTATTAGTACACTAGCTACTAAGGCAGGCGATATTACTACAGTAGCTGGTCAAGTTACTAACATGACTAACATTACTAACAATTTATCAGCCGTACAAAATGCTAGTGCCAATGCTACACTTGCAGAGAATTATGCAGTCAAGGTTGATGGTGCAGTTGAGTCCTCAAAGTATTCATCTAAAGCATGGGCGATTGGTGGTACTGGTGTAACAGATACTGCTGGATCAGGAAGTGCTAAGTCCTGGGCAGTCGAAGCTGATGCAGTAGATGGAACAGAACATTCAGCAAAATCATACGCTATAAGTGGTAGTGCAATATCAGCAGGATCTGCAAAACAATGGGCGTTAGGTGGTGGATCAGGGTTTACAACATCAACGGCTGTATCAGGTGGATTATATTCAGCTAAGTATTATGCCGAACAAGCACAAGCTTCAAAGACAGAGTTCTCTAACGTATACCAAGGAGCATTATCTTCTGATCCATCAGG